CTCTTCCGATCTGGGCGCACGGGGGAGTTTTCATTTTTTATACGCAAAATTAAAACAAAAACGTGGGGGATATAGTTATACCAAACTAAAACCAGTTTAAGTTCAGATAATGAAAGGGAGAAAAAAAATACCTACAAAAATTAAGGAGCTGAAAGGTACGTTAGAAAAGTCTCGGCTTGTGGGAAACGAGATGGAGACAACGGCAGTTGTTTCAATGCCAGAAGCTCCTTTTTTTTTAAATCAAGAGGGTGCAGATGAATGGGAAATAGTATCAAATGAACTAGCTAAAATTAAAATGTTACACTTAACAGACTTATCGATCCTAGCAGCTTATTGTAATGAGATAGGTATTTACAGAAGTATATCAGCAGAGCTAGGAGGAAACTTTACAGAGCAAACAGTTGATAAGGATGGTAAATTAAGAATGACTAAAATTAATCCTAAGTATAAAGTAATGCAAAATGCTCTCCAAAATGCAATTAAACTATCTACTCAATTTGGATTTACTCCAAGCAGTCGAGCAAGTTTATCAATGCCAGAACAAGAGGAGGAAAGAACAGATGATTTTAACTTCTTTGATTAATGGATATTGTTAGTGATAATACTTTTTACTTTGATGAGAAAGCTGCTGATAGAGTAGTTTACTTTATTGAGAATCACATTAGACATTTAAAAGGAGAATTAGGAGGAACTAGTTTTAAGCTAGAGCCATTTCAAAAAAAGATTGTAAGAGATTTATTTGGTTGGAAATATAGAACAACAGAATTAAGAAGATTTAGAACTGCTTATATATGTCTGCCAAGAAAGAACGGAAAGAGTACGTTAATTAGTGCTATTGCTTTATATATGTTACTAGCAGACGGAGAGCCTAGTGCTGAATGTTATGTCGCTGCTGGAGATAGACAACAAGCTGGAATTATATTTGAGGTTGCTTCTGGAATGGTTAGAGCTGACAAACAACTAGTAAATAATTTACAAGTATTTAAAAACTCTATTATACATGAAAAAAGTAATTCTTCTTTTAAGGCTATAAGTAGTGAAGCATCTAGTAAGTACGGATATAATGCTTCTTTTATTTGTATGGATGAATTCTTTGTTCAAAAAGATTCTAGCTTATGGGATGCTTTGACTACAAGTGTAGGATCAAGACGGCAGCCATTGACAATAGCAATAACAACTGCTGGATATAATAGAGAATCAATATGTAAAAAAACAGAGGATTATGGACGTAAAGTTTCAGAGGGTATTATCAAAGATGAATCGTTTTATTATATTAAATATGATTGTCCATTAGATATAGATTGGACAAGTGAAGAAGCTTTGAGGTTAGCTAATCCTGGATTAGAAAGTGGAGTAGTTAAATTAGACTATCTTAAAAGAGAGCAAGAGAAAGCTATTAAGCTTCCAAGTTATGAGAATACTTTTAGAATGTTGCATCTTAATCAATGGATGTCATCAGCTAGTAAATGGTTGTCAGATGCTCAATGGATGGAATGCGATAAAGCTCCAGTTAGATTAGAAGATTACAGAGGTATGACTGCTTATGCTGGTTTAGACTTAGCTTCAGTAAGAGATATTTCTGCGTTCGTTTTAATCATTCCTGAAGATGATAGGTTTACAATAATACCTTATTTCTTTGCTCCAAAAGATACTGCATTTGTAAGAAGCAGAAGAGACCAAGTAGATTATATTGGATGGGGTAAAGAAGATTTAATAGAACTAACAGAGGGAGATGTTACTGATTACAATTACATTAAGAAACGAATTAAAGAAGTTGCTGAAATAGTAAACATAAAAGAGATTGCTTATGATAGATGGAATAGTAGTCAGTTAGTTATTGATTTAGTTAATGATGGACTTCCAATGATTCCATTCGGTCAGGGTTTCGCGAGTTTATCCGCTCCCACAAAATCTTTAGAAAAACTAATATTAGGAAAGCAATTAAATCATGGAGGTAATAAAGTCTTAAGATGGATGGCTTCTAATGTAGCGGTAAAGTCTGATCCAGCTGGAAACATTAAATTTGATAAGAGCAAAGCAACAGAAAAGATAGATGGAATGGTTTCTTTAGTAATGGCTATTGGCTCTTATATGAATGATGATACAGAAGATTCTAGTTATGATGATAGAGGTATTGTTTGGATATAATTTTTTCTTCCAAAGTTATTAACATAAAAAAATTTTTAAAAAAAATATAATTTTTATTGAGAATTATTTTACCTTATCTTTGTAGGGTAATTACAACTATTTTATGGGACTATTTGACTTCCTACGTTCAGAAAAACGTGGAGATAATTTTTTAAGAGCAATCTTTGGAGGACAAGGAGCAGCTAACAGAACGGCAGTTAGTAGAGATTCAAGTCTAACATTTAGTGCAGTCTTTTCATGTGTAAGAGTAATAAGCGAATCAATCGCAAGTCTGCCCATTAAAGTATATAAAGTTGAAGATGATAGCGACAAGATAAACGACGTATCACATCCAGTTTATAATCTACTAGCTCGTTATCCTAACTCATACATGACTCCTTACACATTCCTGGACACTTTAATGACTAATCTTTTAGTTGAAGGGAATGCTTATTTTTATATAGAAAGAGATAGTTCTGCAAGACCAGTATCATTAATACCTATTAATCCTCAAGACGTAAAAGTAATAAAGCATGAGGGTACTATCATTTATGATGTCAAAGATTTTGAGATTGGAATAATGAAAGAAGATATGTTACACTTTTTTAATTTATCATTTGATGGTTACAAAGGTGTAAGTATTTTAAAAGCACAAAATACAACAATAGCAACTTCAATAGCTTCTAATGATACTGCTAATAGTTATTTAGGTAATAGTTCTAACATAGGAGGTATTATAAAGCATCCAGGTAAACTATCAAAAGAAGCAGTTGAAAGATTAAAAAGCTCTTGGAATAATCAATATAGCGGATCATTTATGGCTGGTAAAACTGCAATACTTGAGGAGGGTATGACTTTCGATAGTGCAGCAGTTGATTTAAGCAAGTATCAACTTATAGAAACTAGAAGATTCCAGATAGAAGAAATAGCTAGAATTTTTAAAGTGCCATTAAGTTTAATCGGACATTTAGAAAAAGCTGCTAATTACTCAAGCATTGAAGCTTTAAGTATTGATTTTGTAAGATATACTTTGCTTCCTTATATAACAATGATAGAACAAGAGTTAAATAGAAAGTTATTTAGAGAAACAGAATTCGGAAGATTTACAATCGATTTAGATACTAAAGCATTATTAAGAGGAGATTCTGCAAGTCGTTCAGCTTATTATAGAGAGATGGCTGCAATCGGTGCTTTATCAATTAATGAGATTAGACAAATGGAAGGATTTAATAAAGTTGGTGAAGAGGGTGATGAATTATACAAACCTTTGAACTTTGCACCAATAGGAGAAACAGAATCTGATGACTAACTTTCCAACAAAAGGAGAAGATAAAAAAATCAGTTTAAGGAATTCAAACTATCCTCAATTTGATTTTAATTTTGCTTCTAACGTAAAAGAACAAACTCCAGAAATTTGGAAAGCTGGAGGAAACATAAGAGGTAATGAAGCATTTATGTTATGGGGTAGGTCGAGAGATGGTCAGGAAACTGAAGCGATTACTACATGGATTAAAGAAAGAGAGAGCTGGGCAGCTAGACATTTCCAAGATGGTAAACAATTTAAAAAAGATACAGAGCCTAATCTTTCTAATGTTGGTGGAGTTGTTGCTCAAATGAAATGGGGAGTTATTGGTAATTTAGGAGAGCAAGGAATGAAAGATGTTATTTTAGAATTGACTAAAAAACTAGAGGGAAAGAAAGAAGAAAAACAACTAAATGAAACAGTTGTTAAAGCTTTAGAAAATAAAGTTAAAGAACATAATGATGAAATAAAAGAGCTTGATTTAGATTGGAATGGAAGAACAACTTTAAATGAACTTGAGAAAGTTTTTGAAAGAGGAATAGGAGCATACAAAACCAATCCAGGATCAGTCAGACCAAATGTATCAAGTCCAGAACAATGGGCTTATGCTAGAGTCAATTCTTTTTTATTCGCATTAAAAAAAGGTAGATTTCAGGGTGGTAAACATGATACAGATTTATTACCAGATAATCATCCAGTAAAAAAAGAAATGGAAGAAAATAAAAATATTATGAAAAAACATGATTTAAGACATATCCAAAAGATAGAAGAAACAGATGATTCAATCATTATTTACTATGGTAAAAATGTTGATGATGTTGAAATGATAGATGAACAAGATAAAGACATGGATGAAGCAGAGCATTATCCAGGACATGAAGAAGAGGATAAATCTGAAGTTAGAAACATTACTGACAAAGAAGTTAGAACATTTAACGTATCTAATATTGAAGTAAGGAATGATGATGGCAAAAATGTAGTTGTTGGTTATGGAGCAGTATTTAATAGTGAATCAAACGATTTAGGAGGATTTGTTGAATATATAGCTCCTGGAGCTTTTGATGGACGTTTAGAAGATGATGTAAGATTTTTAATTAATCATGATGGACTTCCTTTAGCTAGAACAACTAATAATACTTTAAGATTGTCAGTAGATGAAAAAGGATTAAAGTATGAAGCTGATATGCCAGATACAACTTTAGCAAATGATTTAATGACTCTGTTAAAAAATGGAACAATAAGTCAATCAAGTTTTGCTTTTACTGTTGAGGATGATTCTTGGAGAAATGAAGAAGGTAAAAACATCAGAACAATAAACAAAGTGTCTAGATTATACGACATCAGCAGTGTCACATTTCCAGCATATAACGAAGCTGGATCATTTGCTTTACGTTCATTAGAGAATTGGCAAAAAGAACAAGAAGAAAATAAACTAAATGACAATTTAGAGAAAGAATTAAAAGAGGTACAAAAAGAAGAAGAAGATTTAAAAAATCGCAGCCTTAACCAAATGCGATTGAAAATCTTAAAAAATAAGTATTAATAATAATTTTCAATTAAATGAAAACATCAAAACTTTACAAAGAAGAAAGAGCTGAAGTTATCGAAAAAATGGAGGGACTAGTAGCATCTGCTGAGGGTCGTGATATGAGTTCAGATGAGCAAAGCAATTTTGATTCTTTAAACGAAAAAGTAGAGGACTTAAATAAGATGGCTACAAGAGCTGAATCTTTTGAGAAACTACAAGCTACAAAAGCTATCAAAGAAGTTACAGAAAACACTCCAAATGAGATAAGAGATTACTCTTTCCAAGATGCTATGCACCAAGCTGCAACTGGTCGTCTAAGTGGATTAGTAAAAGAGATGGATCAAGAAGCACGTAACGAAGCTCGTTACACTGGTCAATCTTTCAAAGGTATTGCAATACCATCTTCAATCTTAACAAGAGCATCTGTTGCTACTGCTGCTGGTAACGCTACTGAGGTAATGGCATGGACAGACCAATTAGAAGCAAATTTAGTATTAGCTTCTGCTGGATGCAACTTTTACTCGGGGGTATCGAACTTGAAATTTCCCGTGTTTAGCTCTATCAATTCTGGATTTGTTCCTGAAACTGGTGGCTCTGCTCCAGCTCAAAATGGTACTGCTACAAGCTTAACATTAGACCCTAAGAAACTTATTTCTATTGTTAATGTATCTGCTGAAGCTATTGCTCAAAACGCATCTATCGAAGCTTCATTGAGAAGAAACATGGCTATGTCTGTTGCTGCTACTTTAGAAGCTGCTTTATTAGGAACTGGCGATGTAACTAATGCTCCAACTTCTATCTTTGCTGATGCTGGTGCTGGATCAACTGCTGCAATTTCTGCAACTTCTGTTTTAGCTATGGAGAAAGCAGTTTTAACTGCTGGAGTTCAAGTTGAGGGAGCTAGATTAGCTTACCTTATGGACATGAAAGCTTACACTGCTGCAAAAGCTGCAGTACAAGTTACTGGAGTAAGTGCTTTATATGACAATTCTGACAAAATGATGAATGGATACTTTGCTTTCCAATCTACAAATGTTGGTAATGGAGGTGGCTCTACAAAGCAACATGCTTTATTTGGAGACTTCTCTAAAGTTCACATTGCTCAATTTGGTGGATTAGATGTCATCTACGACATCTATACAAATTCTGGAATTGGTCAGCCAAGATATGTATTAACTTCTTTAGTTGATGGCGATGCAGTTCAAAATGATTCTGCTTTTGCTACATTAATTGAAGCATAATTTTGTTTATTTAACGGAGGAGGGTAATTCCTCCTCCATTAATTTTTTTAATTTATGTTTACTTACAACAACTATTATTATAATCAAAATGATTATGTTCCTTATGGAAAGCTAGTTTTAAAAACTGCTCCATCTGCTACTGCTATATCATTAGCTGAAGCTAAAATACATTTAAGAATTGATTCTGATTTTAATGATGATAATGATTATATTACTGCATTAATAGGTGTTGCAACTAATCAAGTTGAGGAGTTTACAAGAAGAAGATTGATGAGTCAAACTTACAATCTTTATTTTGATGAGTTCCCTCCTTATATAGATTTACAAGTTGGAATAGTGCAAAGTGTTACTCATGTAAAGTATTATGATACTAGTAATTCTTTAGTAACTTTAGCTGCATCTAACTATGATTTAGACGATAAGATAAAACCTGGAAGAATCTATCAAAGTAATGATGGATCATTTCCTGATACTTTTGAAAGACCGAATGCAGTAGAAATAGAATTTGTAGTTGGTAGAACTGCTTCTGAAGTTGAGGATGCTATAAAACAAGCAATGTTAATTATAGTCGGAAGATACTACGAACAAAGACAAGATGTTGTTTTAGGTACACAAGTTGCAGAATTACCTTTAATGGTTGAATATATGTTAACTCCTTACAGATTTTTAGAGTTATGATATTTGGAAAGTTAGATAGAAAATTAACTTTATTTAATCAAACATTTACAACTAATGCTTATGGAGAAAGAGTATCTGGAAGTGCTGCAAGTGTAACGATATTTGCAGACTTTAATTTCAAAGGTGGTAAGACATCTTATGAATCAGATGTTTTTGTAGGAGAGCAAATGGTTGAATGTTTAATTAGATATAGGACTGCAATAGGTACGAGTCCAGATTTTTATCTAAGTGATGGAGATAATGAATATGCTATTTTAGGAATTAAAGAAATAGGAAGAAAGGATAAGATGCTTTTAACAATAGTTAAAAAAGATTTAAAAGATATATTCTCAAGCTGATGGCAGTATTTACAGAAAAAGTATTAGAAAGTGGAGGAGGACATTCTGGACAAGTTGGATTGTCTATTAATGAAAAAGAATTAAATGATATAATAAAAAGTTTAGAATCTTTAAAATTAGATGAGAAAGGCGATAAAAAAATATTGCAAACTGCAATGAGACAAGCAGTAAGACCAATATTAAATGAATTAAAAAAGAATGTAAATACTATGATAAAGCCAACTAGAAAGGGTGCAAGTAGTAAAAAGACTGGACAATTAGAAAAATCATTAGCTATTATAAATGGTAAAAATAGAAGAGGTAGCTCTCCAGCAGTTTATGTAGGACCAAGAGTAAAAGGAGCTTTTGCAAGTATGGATAAAACTGGTTTCTATTTTTTCTTTTTTGAGTATGGTTTTAGAGGAATACCAGGATTAAGAATGTTAGATAAAGCAGCAAAAAGTAAAGGATCACAAGCTCAAAATAACGTTATTAATAAGCTTAAAAAATTGATTGAAAAACGATTTAAGAAATAATGGAAGTAGGAAAAGCAATATATAATATTTTAAGTAATGATTCAGATGTTTCTCCTTTAGTTACAACTGGAGGTATTACTAGAATATTCCCAGCTAGATTTAAGTTTAGTCAAAATGATCCTACTCTTCCATTTATAGTTTACCAAGTTGTTAGTGATATTCCTAATAATACAAAAAACGGAGTATCTACTTATGACTATGTTACAGTACAGATTACTTTAGTACATTCCAAGTATAGCGATTTAATTACTTTGTCAGGTCATGTTAGAGATGCTTTAGACTATGTAAGTGGAACTTTTGCTGGAGTAGTAGTAGATAAGATATTTTTTGAAAATTCTGTTGAGTCTTTTGATGATACAAGTGGTACAAATGGAATTTATCAAATAGCTCAAGATTATAGATTTAATATAAATAGATAGATATGTATAAAATAAAATTAAAAAAAGATATTACTTTCAGAGGTGTTGATTATGAAAAAGGCAAATCTTACGAAGTAGGTATAAAAGAGTATAGAGTTTTAAAGTCTTTAAAAGCTCTAGATAATAAAAAAGAAAGCAAAAAAGAAGATATTAATAAATAAAAAATTTTAAACAATGGCAATTTTTAACGGAACAAATTTAATTTTAAAAGTTCAGGCTACTACTGGCTCAGCTGATAAATTTAAACTAATGCACTCACAGAACGTAAGTCTATCTTACAATGTTGACACTATCGACATAACAAACAAAGATTCAGGTGGTAATAGAACTCTTTTAGGAGGTACTAAAAGTTATTCTTTAAGTGCTGATGGACTTATGGACTTTGTAAGTGCTGGAACAACAACAGATGTAGATGAGTTATTTACTCAATCTAGGGACAGAGAGCTAGTAAGTTTTACATTTGCACTAGCTACTCCAGCAGGATATACTTATACTGGTAGTGGTTTCATTACATCTTTAGAGATTTCTGGAGGTACTGAAGATGCACCAACTTACTCGGTAACAATCGAGGGATCAGGAGATTTAACTCAGAATCCAGTATAATAATTTTTATCGTTGGATTGAGGTTGGAGTTTATCTCCTCCTCTCTTCAATGATAATTTAATAATAACGATAAATAACGATAAAAAATGTACGAAATAGTTTTTATAAACGGCAAAGATTATCCAGTAAGATTTGGAATGAATGCTTTAAGAATGTTCTGCAAAGATACAGACAGAGCTTTAAGTGATTTAGATAAGTTAGGAGAGTCAATGAGTTTAGATGATGCTTGTTTTTTGATTCTAAACGGAATTAAAGACGGATCAAGAGTAAGCGGACAAGAATGTTCTTTAACAGTTGAAAGTGTAGCAGATTTATTAGATGAAGATTTTGATGCTTTAAATAAAGTATTAGAAGTATTTTCAACTCAATTTAGTGCTAAACTTGAAAATGAGGGAAACGTGAAAGCCGCAAAGAAGAAGAAAGCGGCAAAGAAATAGATTGGGACACATTAGAGTCTGTTGGTTATGGGCTTGGATTGTTACCAGATGAATTTTGGAACTTAACTTTTCACGAATTTTTTTTAATTCAAAAAGGTCGTAATGACGTAATAGAATCAAAAGAAAAAAGGGAATGGGAAAGAGTAAGATGGTTAGCTTGTTTAATGTTGCAGCCACATACAAAAAAAGGACAAAATTTAACTCCTCAAAAACTTGTAAAGTTTGAATGGGAGAAAGGAGTAGAGATTAAAGATGTTGAGAAACAAAAAAAACAAGCTCAATATATAGCTAAGAAATACGATTTAATAAATAAAAAAAATGGCTGAAAAGAATTTAAGTGTAAAACTCTCTTTAAATGATAAGCAGTTTCAAAGTAGCTTAAAAAAATCTACTAGAAGTCTTAAAAAATTTGGTGCTAGTATGCAAAGAACTGGTCAAACATTGACTAGAAATTTAACTTTGCCAATAGTAGGACTTGGAGCATTAGCAGTAAAGTCGTTTGATGCTCAAGCTAAGGCAGTAGCTCAAGTTGAAGCTGGTCTTAAATCAACTGGAGAAGCTGCTGGATTTACTTCTGAAGAGCTGCAAAAGATGGCAGCAGATTTACAAACTAAGACTATTTTCGGAGATGAAGAAATTTTAAAAGATGCAACTGCTCAACTTTTAACCTTTACAAATATAGCTGGAGAACAATTTTCAAGGACTCAATTAGCTGCATTAAACTTATCAACTCGGTTAGATGGAGATTTAAAGTCGGCAAGTATTCAATTAGGAAAAGCATTAAATGATCCAATAGCTAATTTATCTGCATTAAGTAGAAGTGGAATCCAATTTAGTGAAGAACAAAAGAAAGTAATAAAAGAATTAGCTGAAACTAATAGACTAGCAGAAGCTCAAACTATTATACTTAATGAATTAGAAAAGCAATACGGAGGAGCAGCAGAAGCAGCAGCACAAGCTGGATTAGGACCATTCCAACAATTAGGAAATCAATTATCGGATGTAAACGAACAACTAGGAGCTATAATAGTTGAGGGAATAGAGCCATTAAAAACAATGCTTCAATCTTTAGCCGATACTCTTTCTGGAACTTCAAAAGAAACAAAAGAGTCTATTGTTAAGTTTGGAGCTTTAACTGCTATAATAGGACCAATTTTAATAATACTTGGAAAATTAGTTACTGCTTTTGCAACTTTAAGAAAATTCTTTTTATTAAAACTTTTACCAGCTTTAAAATTTGTTTTTAATGCTTTTAAATTATTAACTCCACAAGGAAGAGTAATAGGTGCTGCTTTAGCTGCTGCAACTTTTCTTACTGCTAATTATGATAAAGTTGTTGATGTATTTAATAGAGTTAAAGATGCTATTTTTGGAGTTAAAGAAGAATCGAAAGGCTTAGATTTTAGCAATCAAAATATAACTCCAGATACATCTATTATTGGAGATATGAGAAGTGGAAAAGCAATTAATCCAGTTACTAGAAAGCCATTTTTTACTCCTAAAAAAACTCCTCCTCCTACTCCAGATCCAGTAAGACCAACAATAACTGGTAAATTTGGAGAGGGTTTTCAAAACTTAAACTTTCCAAAATTAGATGCCGCTCCTATAAAACTTATAACTCAAAATTTTGATGAGTTAAGAGGTAAGGTAAAACTTGCAAAAGTTGAAATGGTTGATTTAGGTGATGTCATTACACAAACAGAAGTATTAGCTGGTAATATAAAAGGTGCTTTTATGAGTTTTGGACAAACAATGCAAGGAGTATTTTCTCAAGCATTACAAAGTTCAGATGGTTTCTTTAGTGCTATTGTAGATGGTGCAAAAAAAGCTTTTCAAGCATTAATCTCTCAACTTATTGCAATGATAGCTATAAGAGGTATTTTAACTGCATTAGGTTTTGGAAGTTTAGATTTAGCAGCTGAAGCTGGAGCAAGTTCAGTTTTATCTTTAATTGGACTAGCTGATGGAGGATTAGCTACTGGACCAACTGTTGCTATGGTAGGAGAAGGACCAGGAACAACAATGTCTAATCCTGAAGTAATAGCTCCATTAGACAAGCTTAAATCAATGATTGGAGAAAGTGGAGGAGGTAACGTTCAAGTATTTGGAACAATAAAAGGAGCAGACATTTTATTAAGTAGTGATAGAGCTAAAAACAACAGAAACAGAACAAGAGGTTACTAATGGCAAGAGAGAAAAAATTTCAATCTATATTTCAGAGTGATAGCAGTGTTTATTATCGTTTAGAGATTTATGATAATGAAGCAACTGATAACACTTTACATGAGCCAGTTTTAAGTTCAAGAGGATTTGATTTAACGTATCAAACAGAGGACGAAAATAGATTTACTGGTTTGATTCCTAGTGAATTAGTTTTCGATATGCTAATTACATCTAATGCTCAACAAGCTTTAATAAATGAAATAAAAACAAGTGTTTATGGTAGATGGCAAATAGGAGTCTATCGTTCAGATGATGACTCAACTTATACTTTGTTCTGGTGTGGTAACTTATTAAATGATATTAGTCCAGAGCAAGATGTTGCTTATCCTAGAGAGTTTAGTTTAACCGCAGTTTGTGGATTATCTCCATTAAAAGATATTAAATTTAACGAGGGAGTTGGTTATACTGAGCCATCAACATTTACTGCTTTACAATACTTTAGAAACGCATTTACTCTACAAATAAACACAGATACATTTTTTACTGGCTCTAGTCCATTTGGAAGATTTATACGGACTTTTGTTGATTGGACTACTGATAACATGACTCATCAAGCAGATAGAGATCCTTTAGTTTATAGTAGATTTAATTTCATGGCTTTTGTTGAATTAGATGATGATGGAGCTAAAAAATATGCTACAACTTTTGATTTATTAGATTCTATTTGTAAAACTTTTGGAATGAGGGTTTTCTTTTCAAATGGTAATTGGATATTCGTACAAGTTAATTACTATGATAATTGGACTTCTGGAAATACTCATTTTTTTAGAGCTTATAATATTGGAAATGATGTAACTGGATCTCCTGATAGTTCAGGATCAACATCAGCAGTTGTTTCAGAGGGTTCTACTTATAAAAGATTAGGAGGTGCAACTTTTGATTTTTTACCAGTATTAAAAGAAGTCAATGCGAATTATGATAGGCTTCAGACTTTTAATATGCCTTTTTTACAATATTCAAATAATTCTGATACAAGCACATTATTTAATCCAAACTTTAACGAGATTCCCTTATGGAATGGTTACAAATATAATGATATACCTTTTTCAGGTACTGGATTTGATATAAACAATAGTAAAACAGATTTATATAGTGTTAGTTTAGGAAGTGTTATTGCAACAACAAGCTCAACAATACGATTTAATAGAACTTTTAAATGTGAGGGTTTAGATACTGGATTTTCTCCATCAAGTGGAGCATTCAATAATTTAGAAATAAGATTATCATTAAGATTCCGATTAGTTGGTGCAAGTGATACTAAATATGCTTTTATAAGAGAGGGCAACGAAGAATGGCATGATATTGATGTAGATTTTGCAAGTTCTGGAGTTTTTGACAATGTAAATCTTAGTTCTACTTTGACTAATAACTTCAGTTTGAATATTAATTGCGAAACTTTTAATCTTCCTTTTGATGGAGATTTATTTTTAGATGGTTATGCTGCTATATATTATAATAATAATACTGCTGTTCCAATACAAGTACTTGAGGGAACAACAGACTCCGATAATATTTTATGCTTCTCTGAGCCAGTATTTAATCAACAAGGAGGAGTTCAATATTTAGTTAATGGAGAGCTTTCTAATTTAGAATTTTATAGAGCAAAGAATGCTCCTGGAGGTACTGCCATTTCTACTGGTGTGATTTATAATGTTCCTGATTTATTAGTCGGTAGTTCTCCAAATGGTATAGGAAGAATCGAAGTATATAATTTTAGTACATCAGCTTTTGAAGCTTTTAATACAACTTGGAAAGCATTCAATTCTGGAACTGGTACAAGAATAACACAATTATTAGTTGAGCAAATTTTAAAAGGACAAAGTAAAGGAGCTAGAACTTTTAACGGAGCAATTAAAATTACTGATAAATCTTTACTTCCTTATTACTTTGGAATTACAATAGATAGTTCTAATTTTGCCCCTTATCAATGTACTTTCAATGCTCAAGAAGATACATGGAGTGGAGAATGGTATGAAATTTCTTTAAATAGTACGGGACAAACTATTTCAAGTGGTACGATTAATGGTTTACAAGCAGATGAAGATTTTGAACATCCTAATAATAATTTATAAAAATGGCATCAATTACAAATTATTTAAGAACAGAAGCTATTGCAGTAGTATCAGAGCAGCCAACAAGTGGTACAATTAGCTTTTTAACTGTCATTCCAGGAACTGCAACTAGAACTTTATTATATAGTGGAGATGAGGTTATTGTTGTATGTAAAACAACTGGTAATATTTATCCATTAACTTTAAATGCTGATTTTAATTTTAATAGTACAAGATTACAATTTACATCAACAACATTAGATGAGGTTGTACCTTTAGGAAGTTATATTATTTTAAGTAAAGATTATAAATTAAATAGTTTATTTAGAAAAAACTCTTTAAGTCATTTACATTTATATTTTACTGGAACAACAAGTGCTAATGATTTTTTAATGACATTTACACAATTTAATTTTAATATAAATTCTGGAGCAGTATTAGCAACTGGAGATTCTAAAAATAATAATTTTGGAGCTAGATATGGGTTTTTCAATGCTCCTCATAATGGATGTCAAGTAGAAAGAATAAATTATAAATTTGCAACAGATGCTGGTGCTGGAGAAAACTTTGTTTTTAGCTTATGGAAAAAGCCAATTACAGAAAATGGAACAACTGCTACTCAATTAACTTTAATAGATAGCTTTTCAATGTCTAGCCAGAATAACTTTTCTTATGTATTCAGTGGAAGCATTACTCCAAGTTTGACAGATGGAGCAATAAGTTCAAATGAGGTAATAATACCAAGTATAAAAAAAGAGGGAACAAAAGTATCAGGAACTAAATTATACGGAGATATTGAGATATTAGTATCATTTGATCCTAGAACAAGTGTAATATAAAAACAATGAAACAATTTATAAAAGAAAATTTAGATGTATTTAGTATTAATACAATTTCTTTAGGTTTAAGCTTAACTCAAATACATACAATTTTACAGATAATTGCTTTAGTTGTTGGTATTATTTATACAATAGATAAGATTATTTATTTTAGAAAGAATAGAAAATGAGCAAAGATAATTACAGAGATACAACTTTAATTAACAAGTATAAAAATTTAGTTAGAAAACCTAGCTCGAGTTTACCTTTAGTAAGTGTTGCAACAGAAGAAAAAAGAACTAGAGCAGAATTATTAGATATATTAGAAGATTTATTTGATTCAGAGAATGCTTTAGAGGATGGAATTATAGAAGAGCAACTACCAATTGATACTGAAAAGTTTAGAGCCATGATGCACATTCTAATCAAAAGTTTATCTAATACTTCTGATGATAGTATAGGATTAACATCTGCTCAACAAACTGCTATTGCTAACAATACAAACAAAGTAAGTCAGGGATTATCAACTTTAAATCATACATTAGACTTTAGTGTAGTTAATTCAAGAGGTTCTTATTCATTAGTATTTACTGTTGTTGATAGTTCAGGTAGGACTCCAGTAACAAAGACTGCAACATTAGCTTTACGATAATATGAAATATTTTAAGATAGAAGAGTTTACTTGTGATGGTATTATCTGTTATGATAAAATGAATCCAAAACTTTTAAAGATGTTGGATCAAGCAAGAGAAATATCTAACACACCTTACAAATTAACAAGCTCCTGGAGAAGTCAAGAGAAAAACGATTCTTTAAAAAATAGCTCTAAAAATAGCAGTCATTTAAAAGGATTAGCAGTTGATATTGCTTGTAGTAATGGACTAGAAAGATTAAAGATATTTACTGGTTTAATTAAAGCTGGTTTTACAAGAGTTGGAGTTAGTAATACTTTTATTCATGCAGATTGTGATGATTCTAAAATTGATTCCTTATGGATATATTAAGTGGTTTATTTAGTGGCTTATTCAAGTCAGCAGAGGGTATCTTAGATACTACTATTACCAACAAAGAAGAACTGCAACAAGTAAAAAATGAGCTTGAAAAGATTGTAAACGAAGCAGAAAAAAACGCATCTAATCAAGTTACTGAAAGATGGAAGTCCGATAATTTAAGTGATAACAAACTAAGCAAAAATATACGTCCATTATCATTGATATTTGTAACTATTGTATTTGTAATTATTTCATTTATGGATGGTAATGTAGGAGAGTTTAAATTAAATGAATCTTATATACCAGTTTATCAAACTCTTTTACTTTCTATTTATGGAGCTTACTTTGTAGGAAGAACGATAACTAAAATTAAAAAATGAGCAAAAGACTAAGACTAAAAGAGGATGAATGGAAATTAATACAAGAATATAGGTTAGACAAAGAAGCTAAGAATTTACTAGCTGATGAATGTGATGATGCTGGTATTGATGTCAATTCTGTTTCTCATTATTGGTATAAAAGCAAAAAGTTTTCAATCTTTGCAAAACCTAACGAATTCACAAGAAATGAATTTTTAAAGTCTATTGAAGAATTAATATCTAATTACTCTCCATCATATCCTCAGATAGACTATCCAAAAAGAGAAGATGGACATTTATTAATCATAAATCCAGCAGATGTTCATATTGGCAAGTTTGCAGACTCTTTAGAAACTGGAGAGGATTATAATATAGAAATAGCTAAAGAACGTGTTAGAGAGGGTGTTAAAGGTATTTTAAGAAATGCAGAGGGTTATCCAATAGAAAAAATTTTATTCTGCATAGGAAACGATATATTACATACCGATAATGTAGGAGGATCAACTACTAAAGGGACTCCTCAAAATACGGATGGCAAATGGTTTAAACATTTTACAGAAGCATTAGAGCTTTACGTTGAAATTGTAGAGATGTTAATACAGATAGCTCCAGTCGATTGTGTTCACTCTATGAGTAATCATGATTATATGAGTGGCTTCCATTTAGCTCATGCTCTTAAAAGCTGGTATAGAAATACAGAAGCAGTTAATGTAGATGCAGAACCTAAGCATAGAAAGTATTATAGTTGGAAGAATAGCTTAATAGGATTGACTCATGGAGATGGGGCTAAACTTAACAATTTACCTTTACACATGGCACAAGAAGAACCTATAATGTGGGCAAATACTAAATACAGATATTGGTATCTTCATCACTTACATCATAAACAAAGATATAAATTTATGAGTAGCTTTGATAATATAGGAGTGACTTGTGAATTTTTACGTTCTCCTAGTGGTAGTGATTCCTGGCATTTTTCTAAAGGTTATACTGGTAGCATTAAAGCAGTAGAGGGTTTTATTCATA